ATAAGGCTGACCGCCGCGTTTCTCGAGTATCGGCAAGGAACCGATCATTTTCGTGACATCACGAAAAAGCTCTACGTTATGGAGTTAAGCGCAGTTGCCGCAGCCGTAGTTATAGCTGCTGTTGCAGCAGTACGGATTTGCGACCACATAGGCCGGGCTCGGGCTCGGGCGGAGCGTGGACACAAGGTAGTTGTTCTGCGCCGCCTGAGAAGCCGCCAGCTGCGCCGCAAAGAGCTGCTGATTCTGCTCGGCAATCTTGCTGTCCTTCGCTGCAAGCTCCTGCGCGGTCAGACGCTGGTCGATGCTACGGAAGCCGCAGTTCATTGCATCAATGATGTCCCGCGTCGTGTTCTGCACGGTGTTGCGAGTGTCGCAAGCCTGCGATGCCATATCATAGCGCACCTGCGCGATCGCCGCGCGGTTCTCGCAGCAGCAGTTCGCCGCCTGCATCTGCATCGCGTTAAGCTGCTGCATGAGCGCCGCCTGCTGATTGCAACGGGAAAGCTCCGCCTGAGAGAAGCCGGAAGTCACAGCCTGCGTTACACCGGCAAAGCCGTTAAGCATCCCCGTGTTCATCGCATAGAAGCCGTCGCAGACACCATTGTTCACGCTGTCAATCTTTCTTTCGATGTTCGAGAAGTCAGAGGCCAGAACATAGCCGTCAACAACGCCGCCGTTCCCTCCACGATTGCCAAAGCCGTTTCCGTTACCCCAGCCGCAGAAAATCGCGAGGAACAGGATAATGATCCACCAGCCATTACCGCCGCCCCATCCGTTGCCGCTGTCCGAGTTTGCCGGAACTACAGGCATGTTCATAGGAATACCATCGCCATTCAAACTCATAGTTTTCTCCTTTCGTAGATTTTGAAATTTATCTCAATCGTGGCCACGATTTTGACCGTTCACCTGTTCGGAATTTCCGAATTATTGCATCAACTGCTGAAACTGTCCAGCCATCTGCTGTAGCTGGTTCAACTGCTGCTGCGAGATTTTCCCAGACTGCACCAGCTTTTCAACTTCCGCCCTCGGGTCTCCCTGGAAACTCTGCTTGAACTGCTGAAACTGCCGCATCATATTTTGAAACTGCCCCATCATTCCGGGCATTTGCCCACCGCCGAGCGCGTTAAACAGAGGATTCATTGTCTGCCTCCTTCACCTTCCTAATGGGCTTAACGCTCAGAGCCGCCACCTTTGCCGCCAGTTCGTCAAAGTCCTTGCGGGTCACGTATTCTACCGTAGGAACTGTTTGCGGCACTGTGGGGCTCACGGGGGCTGTGGAGCGTTCTACGAGGTCATACGTTGTCATTGCTGGTTTACCGCTTGCATCGGCTTTCTTCACATACACAACCGGTGCATTCATGTCCCAGAGCGTGACGGCGTTATTCGGCGCGACGATAAATTCGTTTGCCGCCTTTTCATTTGGCACCCAGATAATAGCCTGTCCCCCGCTCTGCTGCGGTTGCGGCTGTGGAGCCGGATACTGCGGTGTAGGCTGATACTGTGACCGCATCATGGGTTCTTGCATCATGGGCGGCTGATTGTAAATCGGCTGCTGATACACATAGGGCTGTTGTCCGAACATCATTTATCCTCCTTCTCCCAGTAGAACAGCGGGATTTCTTTCCCGGAGTCCCAGCTATCGAAATACTTTCCGTCCTTTACGCACACGACGTGGCTTGATAGAGCGAGTACATACACGCCGCGCGGATGGTCTCTTGCGAATTCCTCGACCGTATAGCAGTCCGGGCATGTGTTCGGCACAACGTTCCTGGTAAATCCCTGCTGCCGGAGGTACGCGCCCCAGACACTGTTTGCCGACGGCATGTCCCCCATCTTCAACCCTTGTAGGCAAAGCCCAACGTATGTTTCATCCCAGCTCTTTCCCGCCGCCTTTGAGATCGCCCGGACGGTACAGTCTCCGACTTGTTTTCCTTCCGGGTTCGGATTGAAATAAGAAAAGCCCATACCGAACACTCCTTTGATGTGTCCAGTATGGGCTTTTTCGTATTTTCGTGTGCCTCAGTTGTGCCTCAATTTTGCTTATCTCATCATATCTTTAAAATATGCTATGCTCCAAACGCCTTGCTGCTCGAGTGTAAGACATTTGTCAAAGTTGGCCGTAAACGTTTCGATGTCGATTTTGCCGTACTGTTCGGCGATTTCGCGGTCGATATCTTCCGTTGCCTTGCCCATCGCGTGGAGCTTGCGGACCATAATGGTCGCCCACTTGATGGGGAAACGCTGCGCATTGTCAATGCCGCTCTGGCTCCGTGTATTTGTGGCCTTGCGGCAAATCGCAAAGATCGTCGCCAGCGCCTGAATCTGCTCGGTTGTCATATCAGATACCTCCCTGTTTATATACTCACCAATCCAGCCCCGCAGGAGCTCATTTGGTGTTGTCCCGTCCTCTTTCGCTGCTGCCTTAAATCCTTCAGCAACCTCACGCCGCACTCTGGCGGCGACGTTTGTCATGTTTTCGGCCTGCCACTTTGCCGTGGCGCGTTTTTGTGCCTCAGTCGGCATTGTTTTTCTCCTACTTTTTCCGCTGCCGGTAGGCAGCTTGATTTTTTGCAAGCCGCTCGCGCTTGCGGATTGCCCGGCACGCATCCGAGCATGTGTTCGATGGCGTGCTCCCCATGATGGGAGCACCGCAAACGGCGCATAGCCTGATGCCCGTTTTGCGTTCGCGGGCAATCCCGTCGAGCCGCTCGGCGTTTTGCCGATTGTATGCCCGCTTCATGGGGGCAATCTTTTCGGCGACAGCGGTCGCGGAGCACGCCTTACAATACCGTTGCCGGCTGCTTTTTACGACATACGGCGCGCCGCAGCGCTCGCACAGGTCGCCGCTCCCGAGTGGTCGAGATGCGACGCCGCTTGCCCTATATTTGCGCGTGGCCTCGCGGCTTGCCGTCTTTCGGCAATCCGGGCACCGGCGCGCGCGGGGTCCGCCGGGAAAGACAGCGCCGCAATCCATGCAGGTGCGCTCCCGGATCACGGTCGCCGCCCTCGCTTTTGGCGAGCAGTCCGGGCAATAGACTGCCTCGGTCTTTTCGGCGGCAAATGGTTTGCCGCACATCCGGCAGACGCGGGTGTGCATCAGCCCACCTCCTGCCGGGCGCAGAGGTCAGCCGCTTCGCGCGCCTCGCAGACGAGCGCGAAAGCGTCCACGCCGAGGACGCCGGACGCGGAGTCGAGGATATCCGCGACCTCCTCGGGTGCGTCGATGGACGCGTCGCCCATCGTGCCATCAGCATAACGCCAATGGTAGCCGTCGGCAATGATGTCGACGTAGACGCAGCTGCCGAAGTCGCCGCACGATGCATCGTCGACCTCGACGGCGACGAGCTGGCCGTTGATCTCGGCCACGAGGCCACCGGCAAACTGCCAGTATCCGCCGCCATTGTTAGCGGTGTCGGGGTTGTATGCGGGGTTGGTTGCCCAACCCCAAGCAGAAACAATGCTGATGCTCATGTGTGTCCCTCCTCTCAGCAAGGCATGGGGTCGTCGAGGTCCTCCGCGCGGCGCAAGGCTGCTTTTACAGCCTCGAGGTCGAAACTCTCAACGGGCTCCGAATTCGCAACCATCATCTCTGCCATGATATCGCCGGTTTCGTCCATGTAAACCTGCGCGTTCACGGCATTCGCGAAGCGGGTCAGCAGATCGGCTCCGTCTTTATACGGTGCCATTTTCTTTTCGCGGTCTGCTCTGATCGCCGCGAATTCAGTTTCTGTGATAAGCCCTTCGCACATAAACTTGTGCGCCGTTTCCACCTCCGCATAAATTCTACTTTCGACGGTGCTGAGTTTATTTGATGCGTAGTAAAGTTTCTTTGTATTGATGTTCTTGATTTCCATTGTTTGTTCCCTCCCGGCTTTCGCCTTGCTTTATCTTATGGCCTTATTATATAGTGTTAAACACTATATGTCAAGTACTTTTTTGTAAAAATACAAAAAAATAAGCGCCGATTCCTCGGCGCTTATTTCAGCTATACAGTTTGCTCGACGTTTCTTTCATCCGCGCCATAATGTCAGGAAGCCGCCTCTGTACTGTGGCACGGCCAAGATACAATTCCGTCGCAACGTCAACCTGTGGGAGCTTATCCACAAAGTAGAGCTGCGCAATCTTTGCGTCTTCGCGGCCGAGATTCGATTGGTAAATAACCGTCTCCATATCCCGGCGCATCAGTCCGCCAAGCTCCGGCGGTAATTTGCATCTGGCTTGTGGAGCCATAGCCCCGCCCCCTTACTTCATCGCCTTTGCGAGCTTTTTAAGAAGATCGTCGCCGTACTTATAGGCGGCAAGATAGTTGATTGTGCCGTCGGTCAGACCGGCTCTTGCCTTGATCGTCCGCTTGGCTTCCTCGACGGCCTCGTCGACCTTCACGGTGTCGTACTCGACCCACGGGAGCTTGCCGTGCTTCTGCCAATTGCGGGCGTGGTAGCCTGCTTTCGTGCCGATGTTCTGGACGGCGGTGATCTGTGCGCCGTTGTCCCAGATCGGGGTGCATTCGACCGCCAGCCCGTCACCGATGTACATACCCCAGTGGCCGGGCATCCAGAGGCCTTCGCCGGGGATGAGCTTGTCCCAGCCGGTGGCGGATACGTCCTTGCACTTTGCGATCATGCCGTCGGCGGAGACATCCGGGACGCTGTTCGATGCGTACTTCGCGCCGCCGTAGTAGGCGTTTTTGTTGCCGTCCCAGCCCCAGAGAATGCCCTTTGTCAGGTTCACGCAGTCAAAGCCATAGACAACTTTCCCGATGAGGCTGCGCAGATATGTGACCCTGCCGCCGGTGTACCAGTCCGGGTACTGGGCGGATTTTTCGTCAATGATCGTCTCGCCTACGGGGGAGCCGAAGCAGCCCCACATGTAGACGGTCTTGTAATTCTTCGCAACGTCAATGTGCCTGCGCACAAGCTCGGATGCTTTCATCATTTCTGTTCGCCCTCCTGCGGCGTACCCGCACTGTCGAGCACATCCTGCGTCTTCTGGGACTGCGTGCCAAAATAAAACGCGATGATCACGGCGTAGATCGTCATAAAGTCCTGCGAGATTTTGCCCGCGACGGACATGTACGCAAACACACCCGTCAGGACCAGTGTGACCAGAGACTTGACGCTGAGCAGGTTGCCCAGCCGCTTTTTAATGTTTTCCATATGTACCCCTTTCATTCTACCGGTTCATTCTTTTTTGCAAATACTCTCTTGAAAGCCAGCAAGCCCAGCTCTGTTACCGCTGCGCCCCCGGCGTAGCCGAGTACGTCAGACAGGTCGACCGACGTGCCCAGCTCCGGGTTGCTCCCGACTGCGATAAGGACAGCGATGGTTTTTAGCGCGCACGCCCAGATCAGCACCATCGTCAGGAGTCTGAGCAGATAGATGACGATGGTGCGCGCCATCTCGCCTTTGCTCCACTTGCCTTTTACCCGCATATCTGCCTCCCGTTTTATTGCGCGCTGCTATGCTCGCACTGCGCCTCCAGCTGATGCAAAAACTTTTTTACATCGCCGTTGCCGCCCAGCTTGACGTATTTCTGCCCGGCAATCAGGCGCTCTGCCATCGGCATTTCCTCGGACATGATCGTCAGCCGCAGGATTGCAAGATACTGCTCGTCCTGATGCTTTTTCATGCCGTCGAGCTTCTTGTCGATCTCGGCAAGGTGGGTATCCTGTGTCGTGGCCTTGCCGCGCTTGCGCTGGATGGCTCCAACGATGGAGCGGATGATCTCCGCCAGCGCAGACGAGCCGATCACCGCGCAGATGATGGTAATAATTCCGGTGCTCACATAGTCCTCCTTACTCGACTTTCTTCCAGGCCGTCGGGGCGACCGTCGGGGTAAACACATTCCCGTCCATGAGCGACTCATACAGGTTGCCGCCCCACCATCCCTTCTCGCCCTTTGCGAAGGCTAGTGTGGAGGTAATTACCTCGGGGATAATCCTGTATCCGTCCCGGTACTGCACGTCCTCCCAGAGCGTAGGCGCTTCGTCGGGCGTGTTCTGTGCGGTGTCCCAGAGGTCGACGGCGGCTTTTTTGATCTTGCCGTGCCAGTTGATGCGCGTGCCCGCTTTGACGAGGCTGCCGCCGCCGGTCAGCGTCCCCAGAAGCTCCGGCGCGAGGCTGACTGTTTTATCGTCCAAAGCGCTTGCCGCCTGTTCGATGTACGGGCGCATTTTTCGTGCCCTCTCGGTGTATGTCATGCGTCGCCCTCCCCCAGTAAGATCTTTGCCGCCGTCTCGGTGTCGATCAGCCGCTCACGCAGCTGCTCCGGGTTTGCCGTCTCGATGTCAAAATCGTCTGTGACAAGCTTATCCGTCTCCGTGTAGGTGTACGGTGTACCGTCAACGTCGATGGCTTCATCGTACTCTGCGCCCGTCTCCACCTGCCGGATGAGATAGCCCGCATCTGAATACGTTTTGTACAGTTCCACGCCGTCTGTGCGCGTTTTGTAGTGCTCTCTTACGATCATGCTCACACCCCCACAATATGGTCTGCCAACGAGCTCCAGTTTGTTGCCGCTTTCCACGCATCTGCAAGCGATGCGGGAACCCTGATTTCCAGCTGTGCGTGCGTCTGATCGAACGCGTTGACGTTGGCCAGCGTGGGCACAGCCGTACAGTGCGTAAGATCCACAAACCGCAGCGGATAGCATCGCTGAAATACCTGTGCCGGGATGCTCGCGATATCCCCGAGGCACGTCACTCTGCGCAGCGCGTTGTCGCCCTGAAATGCGGCAGCGACAAAGGTTGTAGCGTCCGCCGGGATGGTGACTTCCAACAGAGCGCGGCAGGAACCGAAATCTCCAACTTGCCCGTTGACAGCCTTGATGTGGACGCGCTCGAGGCCTTCGACCGTGGTGGCAGCAGTCATATCAAAATTTACCTGCCGGACTGCTGTACTTGTGATGGCATACTCATCATTACTTTGCGTCGTCCCTTTCGGTGTTGCGATTGCGCGGAGATTGCTGCAATGATAAAATGATTGCCTAACTTCATCCATATCCGCCGCGATTAACACGCGCAGTTGTATACACAGCTCAAATGCCCGAACAGCATATACTTTCGTGCTTTGTGGGAGTGAGATGCTCTCAAGTCTACAACAATTACGAAAACATTGGGGGTCCGTGGCCACCGCCCTTGCACCGACCTCAACTCTCCGCAGCATCGCGCAGCGGCCACTATCGGTTTCGCCGTTTGCAATCAGCATCCGGCCATCGTGTCCTAGCCACATCGTCTTACCATCTTTGACACTCATCGTAATCACGTATGAGCCACTGGAGGCGTACACATGCCGATGCTCAATCCAAGAACTTGCGTCTTTTGTTTCCGGTGTTGTGCCGTCGCCCCAGTCAACAGTCGTGGTGTTTATGTTTGATTGCCAATAGTTGAGCACAAAATCGTCCCACGTCTCGGTGTCCACGTCGACGTAGAGCCTTGTCTTCCCGTCATCGGTAATATACAGCGCGCCGATATCGAGCTCACGGCCTGCATCCTTAATGTCTTGGAGCGTCCAGTTCCAGCCCTGACAGATCAGCCCATCGTGCGAGGGAAGGGGCGGAAGCTCGGTCTTTGTGGCCAGCTCGGAGAATGTCCAGCTGTAGAGCAAAGTGCCGTCGTAGTCCCAGAAATTGATGTCCGACTCCTCGGGCGGGGTGGTATCTAACGTGCCGGTGATCTTCGCGCCCGCCGCGTTATGCGCCGTCACGCCGGATTTGAGCGTCGCAGGAGTGACGGTGTCCTCAGACAGATCGATGAGCGTTTCCCCGGCGTAGACCACCTTGTTTCTCGGGGTTTTACCCCCAGATACTTCCGGTGCCGCCATACGCTCACGCTCCTGCCTTCTTGCCGATGGTGACGGTCACGCCGCCGGCGGCATTGGGCGTTTCATTGTAGTAGATTGCGGCCACGTCGACCTGCGACATGTAATCGTAGCCGGGGTCCGGCAAAATCGTCTGCGCGGTCGTCAGCGGCTCGACGGACTTCGTCTGTGCCTTGATGGCCTCGCCGCTGTACGTGCCCGTCACACCGAGGATCGTCACGCCCGCCTTGATGTTACCGGCAATGATCTTTGCGGCCTCTGTGGGGTCGATGGCGACCTTGCCGCTTCCGTCGTGGTATCCGATGGGGACGATGTACTCGCCTTTGACCGTCGTGATCTTCGCGGCCACCGCGCCGTTGTTCGGCATTTCGCCCGTGATCATCGAACCCCTTGCGCCTGCTGTCTTGCCGAAGAGGATTTCCGAGGCCTTGACGGTCGCGCCGGACGTGTCGAGGTCAAATTCACACGTGCCGGTATGCAGCTCGCCGTCCGAGCCGTGATACTTAAAGCCAAGCAGGACTTTGCCCGGCTCTACCGTGTCGGCGGTCAGGTCTAACAGCACCTCGCCGCCATAGATAAATTTACTTCTGCCCAAAATTTACACCTCCGATGCAATGTAGACCGTCGTGCCGGTCTCGTTGGATACCTCATAGTATGGGACTTTTGTGACGGTCACATCGTCCGCCAGCAGCTTGTTTTTCGTCGGCAAAACAACCGGCTCAAATGCCTTCGGCACGACCTCGTAGTCCCCTTCATACGCCTCGCCGCCCTGATAGACCACCTTCGCGGGATCGATCCGCATCCGAATCTCCGGCTGCGAAAGCACCATTTTAAGCATATCCCGCCTCCTTTAGGAATCTCTTCACGTCCACCTGAACGATCTCCGCCGCCTGCTTATTTCCGTCTGCGTCTGTCAGCGCGCATTGCAGACTCACCGCCCCCGGGCGCAGGCGCATCGCGTCTTCGTACGGGATTTTTACCAGCAGGTGCGTTTCGTCAACGACTACCGGCGTGTACTGGAAGAACTGGCATGCCTGTTTTACGTAAAATTCCAGTTTTGTCACCTTTGTCAGGTCAGTTCCCTCTACTTCCACCGATAAAGCGTTTGCGATTTTCTGAAACACTTAATCACCCCCCGCTTTGCTGCCATTCAAATACGTCCAGTTCGTTTTTTGCCTTGATGAACGTCGTCGTGTCGTCCGAAAGCGAGATGGTAGGCAAGAGGCGCGAATCATATGTGTAATCGTGATACGCCACACCGCCTTTGTAAGATGCCGTCGCCGTCATTCCCTGCAATGCCACTGCGGTAATCGCAGTAGTTGGTACAGTAGCTTGGTTGAACCCATCGTTTGGGCTGGACGTCGTCCAAACTTCTGTTTGCGTTGCAACCAGTAATGTTGATTCCGATGCAGATGCGTAACTTACGCAGGTAGTTGCCTGTTTGTTCTCTCCGGTAACAATAGAAGAACCCCAGTTTGTGAGATTTTCGGAAGAATAAACGGTCGACACTGGTCTATAAAATATTCCCGAACTGCTGTTGTACTGCGAATAGTAAGTCCCAAAAAAATAATACTTTCCAGATAGGAACACAACTTCTGACGCTGAATAACGTTTCATGACTACTGATTTGACAGGAGTTTTTATTTTCGTGAAGCTGGTTTCACTCCCATTTGCAACGTGCAGCTCTACATCACCGCTAAAAGAACTTCCAGTCTCCTGTCGGATTGCCGAAAGGAACCATTTTCCATTTGCGCTCGAGAACTTATATCCGAAAAATTTATTCCCGCTGATATCGTTAGTTTTCGTAATCATCGAATACTGCCAGCTACCAGAATCCAAAGGCGCATCCGAAAGAACCACATATGTTTTATCGGAATATTCGTCCGTGGAGCTTCCGTATCTTTCTATTGCAAATCCAAATTTCCCGTTACATTCAGCGATTCCGAAGAATCCGGTACCGTCTTTGCTATCTGATGGGAGTGTAACACCCACCTGCGTCCAGCTTGTGTTCCCTTTTTCTCGAACCGCAATCTTGACGTTTATTCCGACACGGTATGCGCACACGCAATAATCATCAGATACTGCGAGCGAGCACATTATGCCTTCGTATGTAGTTTCGCTTCCTGCAAACGTCGCCTCTTCGGAAAACGTTCCACCAACCGCGCTGGATTTCAAAATCTTGAAATTGCTACCAACCTGCACACAAACAAACCACATCCCATCAAAATACACTGTATTTGAAACACTTTTTGCATTGTAAGATGCCGGAAACGCATTCGTATCCCACGTTACCGCACCGCCCGTATTTCTCAGCACAGAACACAACTGCGGGTAGTTCTCAAACGTCACTGTGCTCCCGTCGCACTTCAACCACGCATCTCCCAGACTCTGCGCCGGGCTCGTCCGGATGGTGCCGATGGGTACGATGCGGTCGACCATGTGCCGGAATGCGTCGTCGACAAGCGGGTTCGCATACGGCAAGCGGAGAAAGCGTCCCGTGGAATCTTGGAGCATTGTGCGCGTGTTGAACGGCGTGCCGGTATCGTCCGGGTCGTCTGCACGCGTCATGTCGTAAGTATCTGTCTGTCCGGCAACGGGCTTGAGCTTTACCCGCCCCGGAAATTTTGGAGTTCGGTCTTTCATGTTATCCCCCCATGTCTCCTGCGTATAGTTCTGCGTCCGCGTAAATCCAGCCGACCTCCCGGCTCTCCAACACGTCATCTACAGCGATAATCGTCTTTTCAATGTTGTTCGCGCCTTCCCAGTCCAGTTCGTTGATCTTTGCCGGAGGGCGCGGGGCAGGATTGACAGCTGCGTCATATACAGCGTTCGCGGATTCGATATAAGCGTCCATAACGTCTTTGTCGAGCACTTCGTCAGAACCATAATCTTCCCGCACTTCTGCCGGAACGTCGATGCAGTGCGTTCTCAACCTGTCGCGGATGGTGATAAGCGCCGTGCCGACGCGGTTCAGGTCAGACGCTTTGTAAGAGCCTTTCAAGCCCGCTTCAAAGTCTGCCTTTTCCTGTTCCGTGAAGTCGCTCCACAGTTTCTTGTAAAGCTTCTCAGCATAGGAAGCGTCCGCCTGTGTCCGGTCGGTGATTAAGGTTTTCATAATTCTCATGCAGAAGCCCCCGTTCCTACGATGTCGCACTCAGACGCCGCGATGCCGCTCAGTTTTATGGTCATGCTCGTTATTGTCCCGGTAATGTGGTCATCCCACGGTGTCGTGGTGTCTACGTAGTCACCGGGAAGCTCCTTGTCCATGACGATCTGAACGCTGTGCGTCTGCCGCCGCATATAATAGTCAAAGACGTGCTGTGTCACCGCTGCAACGTTCGAGGTATTTACCAGCGTCGCGTCCTTGACTTCTATGACGTTTGGCTTGGTCGAGGCCGTGACGTTCGGATTTGTCTTGGTCGTTACCGCTTCCGTGTGGTAGTAGGTCTTGCCGTCCACTTTGACGGTATCGCTTCCGCTCCCGGACGTGCTGTACGTGTGCGCGGTAACTCTTACCTCGGTCACGATGGCGGACTGGCTGACTTCGCCGCCGACGTAAAGCCGGTTCATAGGAATCACGGTCGGTGTTTCCTCAGACAGTCTCCATACCTTCACGTTTCCTGTTCCGCTGGTATCCACCACAGCCCGAAGCGCAAACGCGACCTGCTGCAAAGCTTCCCTTCGCGTGCAATCGGGAATGTATCCTGTCAGCTTCTCGGTCTGTAGCTCCTCCGAAAGCTCCAAGACGAAATACCCGCCGAGGATGCTTTCTAAAACCGTTTTCGCGTTGGCGTTGGAATAAACAACAGCCGGGAATGGGTCTTCGTCCAGAATTCCCAAAGCGTCGATGCAGGAAACGTTGTATACGTTTTTGCTTACGCGGGTAGATTCGTCGATGTAAAACGTGCCAATTTTCGTCTTTCCGTTGTACGCATAAACGGGCTGCTTCTCTTGGAAAATAAAATCAATATCTTCCATGCTGTCCAGCGTGAAATCCAGCGTGTTAATCGCCAGCTCGTCGGATATGATGTTCAGTTCCTCGGTCGCCTCAACACTCCGAAGCTCCTGCCGCTCGAACTCTCGAACGATGCCGAAAAGGATAAGGGATATCTTGATCGGTCGGTTTGGCAGATTCGTTTTGTTGAACTGAATCTTGATTTTGTTATACAGTTCCACAGTTCTCTCGCAGAAGTAATTTCCGCTGTTCGGGAAGAACTGCTGTGTAGCCAGCTGCGTTGTTCCGTTGTACCACGTGATATTCAGGTCGCTGCAATAGTCCCCTGTTTCCCCGTCAAATTTGAAGTAGATGCCGAGCGATGTAAACTGCCCGTCCAGGGATATCTCAATGGTAGGCGGTGTTTGGAACGTACAGTCTGCGCCGCTCCGAGGTGTCGACCAGAAGCCGACCGGCTCAGATTTTGGCTTTAGCTTTCTAGTCCCGTTCAGCACCCATTGATTCTGCTCCGTCGTTGCCACTGGCCCCTCAAACGCCCCGAAGGGCAGCAGCGAGGTTTTTGAAATACCCATAGCCTCGCTTGCTGTCACACTCGCAGCCGCCGCAGAACCGACCGCAACGTCTTCATACACAACTTTTACACTCATAGCGGCGTCCTCTTCGGCTTCATCGCAACAAAATTAAATGTAAGGTTTCCCCATTCGTTCTTCTGCCCGTAAGCCGTCAAAAGTTCATCGTCTCCGTTTGCCACATACGCATCGAATGTCAATGTCCCTTGCGCATACGGAACGGTGAGGGAATGGCTGTCGACAGGTGCGGAGATTGCTTCATAGAACCTGTCGTATTCCGCCGGGTCAGTCCCAACCGGGTCAAGCTCCACACTGTAGTTATAAAACGTGCCGATGATGTCGCGCACCATCGCGCCGGTCATTACGCGCCCGGCATTATCGCCGTCCAGAACCGCAAAAGAGCGTTTCAGACTGGTTACATGCAGGTTCGGATACGCCGTGCCGTCGAGGGTCAAAACACTCGTCATGCCTTCACCCCCGCAAGCCTTACGCCTACACGCTGCGTCTCTTCGTTGTTCGCCTTATAGACAGCCCGTGCAAACTCTCTGCCATTGAGCTGCAAGATGATTGTCTGCGACCGTCCGCCGGATTCGTTCATCGCCTGTTTGAATGCCTGCACCATTGTTTCAAGCGGTGTTTCGATGTTCGTTCCGCTCTTCTGGTCACCGAGGACTGCCATAAACTCCCGGTTCGGCGGTATGACCGCGCCTTCTGCCAGCCGCGGGAGCTCGACACGGCTTACAAGCGGAATGCTGATGCCGAAGGACTTTCCACCGATAATGGGAACCCAGTCCGGAATCTCAAAGTGGATGGTATTCAAAGCGGAAATCAGAAGGTTGATACCGTCGATAATGAAGTTGATCGCCGCCTCGATGATGGCAACAATGCCGTTCCAAATTCCCTTGAAGATCTCCTTAACGCCTTCCCAAGCCTTTGTCCAGTCTCCCGTAAACACGCCGACGACAAAGTCAACAATGCCTTTCAGGATGTCTTTTACGCTGTTATAGAGGTCTGAAACCAGTTTCCCAACCGTCTGGAAGAACGCTGCAAGTACGGGAGATTTTGACTGTAGCCATGTAATGAACATATTCCATGCGTCTTTGATGGAGTTTACAATCGCGTTCCACGTCTGCTTCATTCCTTCCCAGATCTGCTTAATGCCTTCTACGGCAAGCTTCATGTCTCCGGTGAATACACCCTTGAAGAACTTCCCGAAACCGTCTATAATATTTTTTAAGCCTTGAATCAGTTCTTCTCCATGTCCGGTGAAGGACACAAGCGCAACCAGCGCGGCGAGGAAACCTGCAATCAGAAGGGGAATCCAGCTACCCGTCAGAAGCGAAATGCCGATACCGGCGGCAAGTAGCCCAGCGATGATCGTAAGCGTATTGACCAAATTAAAGCCGTTTTCGATAACGTCTTTGATGCCGACAACCAGCATGGCAAGACCGCCTACAACCAATGCAATTCCTGCCGCGATTGGCCCGAAGGCGATTGCAAGCCCAACTGCAAGCGCGGCAAGACCTGCCAGCATCCCGAGGAAGTTTTGTAAATCAATCCCGTTATTCCACGCATCCAACCAGAAGTATACAAGCGCAAACGCACCGGCAACCGCAAGGGCAATGCCCCAAATCTTGCTCAGGTCGTTCGTGAATAAACTCGCGATTTTCCATGCAAGAAGCCCGGCTGCAATCGCACCTACCAAGCCTAGAATATCGTGGAGCTTGTCCTCTGCCATGTCGAGATTCGAGAAGTCCGGCGCGATCTCCGTTGATGCCGCGCCACCGCCTCCGCCAGCGCCAGACGCTGTGTTGTCTGTAAGCTGGTTAATCTCGTCAAAGCTTGCCATGCTTTTACTTGCATCCTTTGCTGCCGCCCCAACGCCTTCCAATGCCTTCTGCTCGTCATTCAACCCTTGTGCCGCTGATTTCTGCGAAGCCCAGCTTTTCCCGGACAGCATACCAAAGAACTTTGCAATCGCTGTGACAACCTGTGTCAGAATGTTCACAAGCTTCACGAAAACAGGAATCACGACTTGAAGAATCGGCTGCGCGAGCGTCAAAAGTGCCGCCTTGAGCCGCGCTACAGCAGCGCGTGCTTCGTCATTCTTCATAATGGTTTTCCCAAGCCATGTTCTAAGGCTTTGCAGCGCTCGAGTAATAAGGGAGAACACCAGAACGCGCTTGAAAAGCCCGGAAACACGCTTGCTGAACGTGTTCATGCTGTCGGAAACCTTCTTCGCGGCGGTCTCCATTCGCTCTGTTGCGCCGCTTGCGCTTGTGATTTGCTCCGTGAGTTCTCCGGCTTTTTGCTTTGCAGCGTCCAACGCGGAAGTCTGCGCGATCACTTTGTCCGTGATTTTTGCATATTTCCCGTCCAAACTCTCAACGGTCTTGTCCTGCTCTTTTAAGATTGCTTCCTGCTCTTTGATTTGCGCCGCAACTTCTGTCTGCCGTCCGTATGCTGTGATATAAGCCTCCGGAGACGCAGCCACCTCACCGGACGTGATCTGCCGAAGCCGCTCGGATTCCGCCCGCAAAGATTTCAGCGCATTTTCTGCCTGTTTTGCAGATTCTTTCGCCGCGTCAAGCTGAGATTTCAGACCGCTCTGCTCTCCTGTGCTTTTTTTCAACTCGGCTTCCATCTTGTCTATTTTCGCCGTCAGTTTATCAAGCTCCTTCTGCGCGTTTTTTGCGTCAACCTCCGCTTGAACAACGATTCTTCCATCTGCCATTTTCTCACCACCTTATTTTGAAATGCCCCATGCGGCGAGAACGTCTTTCTCTGCCTCTGTGTATGTAACTTTCAGGTCGATCATATCCCTGTTCTTTCGGTAGAACTCCCGTTCCTGCTTATCCAGAGGCTTCCCGTGCGCCTTTTTGTCTCGAATACGAACCACTTGCGCAAACAGGCAGTCTCCGATTTCCTGATAGAACGACAGGAACGACCACCAGTGCAGATACTCGAGCGCCCGAACCTCGCACCCGGCGATTCTGTTCACGGGGGCAATAATCATGTCGAAATCCTGCTCCCACGACATCAGCACGGGTTCTCGCTTCTTTTCTTTGCGTTCTTCTCCACGGTCTATAAACCGGAAGCACTGGTTCAAAGCTTCTTGATAGTCTCTGGCTGGAATTTCCTCAAAGTCAGGATAGAAGATTCGCAAGGATGCCTCCGCCTTGTCCTGCTCGTCCAGCTCGCTATCAACAAGGGCGGTGAGGATATCCAACACCGCCCGATAGTCAGACCGGATTTCGTATTCTGTTCCGTTTACGTTGACCGATGTCGGTAAAGACCAGATTACTTTTTCCATCTTTCCATATATTTCTTGATTCTCGGGTTCGTTGCCTTCTGTTCTCTCGCAAAGGTAGTGTCGATTTGGTCGATGATGCCGAGCATCAGATTGCTCCATACAGGCAAACCGTCAGCCAGTGCGAGGACGTTCATAGAGCCGAAAAGAGGCGCGCAGAGCGGAACCCCGAAAAGACTGTCGATCGTATCGCGCATTTCGTTGCTTTCCCGACGCGCAATCTCAAAGATTTCCTTTTTGTTCGCGTTCTTTTCCACTTCTGCCTGATATTTCCGCTGACGATCTTCCAATCCGTTGAACACGTCAAAAATTTTCTCTACAATTTCCGCGTCTGTCGGGTTGAACTCGAGCGTTACTTTGTCGTTGATGTTGATTTTTTCAACGCCAGTTGCAATCTTGATGTCCGCCATCTATCGTCCCTCCTTATGCCGCGTCCGGCGTGAACGTAATTTCTCCGTTGGAACCAACCGCCGCAGTGCCGGTGATTCTCTCGCCGCCCGGCGTTACCGTAAGCGGCATACCTACGAAGCCGCCACCTTCGCCGCCAAGACCTGTCGCCTCGATTGCAGCGCCCTTGTATCTCTCTGCAAAAACAGCCGTTTTCTTCGTGCCTGCGTAATGATGCACGATAAGAATGTCCTGATTCGCCAGAGCCGCCGCGTTCTGTTCCTTAACGGCGAGGTTCCAGACATGCGTAAGCGCAACATCTCCGGCATCGAGTTCGCACGGTTCAAAGTCCTGCGTAATGATGGGCTTTTTCATCGTGGTTCTGGTCGTGCCGAGGATGTCCTTGTTGGAATCCTTCTGCCAGTCGTATTCCATGCTGGAATCCGTGACGCGCGTCCCAAGCGGTGACCACACGGCGGCGGAATCAGTGCCCGTATTCACAAAAAGAATCAAAAGTTCTCTGTCTACAGGCTGCCCAGCAACGGTGTTAAAGGTCATATCTGCCATAGTTAAATCACCTCATATTTCATCTTCATTAAAATTTGATGGTCTTCCCATCCGTCCTGATACGCGGCAAATACCGCCGCGCGGCTGACCGCTTCCATGCGACGGACACGGACGCCATCTCCAAGAGACGGATAATTCTTCATCGCCCAATCCCCGAAGCGGTTCAGTACCGCATCAGCTTTCAGGCGCTTGTCGTTACTCCCGCCCGGCTTGATACGGGCTATGATTTTGAACTGGTATTCTGCCTCATGCCCACCGAGTAAGTACCTTCTTGTGATGTACGCGCCTTGAATCACGGACAGAGCCACGCTAGCAGAATCGGCGGTGAGGAACTCATAATTGATGGTTGCAGCCGGGAGATCGTCATCCGAAAACGAGTTTACCCAGACCATCATCTTTCTGGATATGTCCTGTTCTTCCTCGGAAGAAACAAGCTTTTTTTCTTTCTCAGAGCCCATTTTTCACCGCCTTATCTGCAACTCGAATCCATTTGTCAAGGTTCTCAGCCTTTGAAGCCTCGAACCAGTGTGATTGTGCCTGCTCGTGTCCGGATGTCGTGAACACAAGGTTTTTGTCCGTCAGAACCTTCGTCCCGCCCTTTGGCGCGTATGTGCTGCCCGTCTCCGGGTCAACCATGACTTTTCCGTAATACAGGAATCTTGCATACGGTCCCGGATAGATGATCGCATTACCAACCACCTGTGTTCTCTGGTCGAGAGAGCCCGTCAGGAACGGCACGTACGGGCTTGTGTCCTTTTCTACCTGTACAGCAACAATGTGTTCGGCTTTTGTGCAAGCCCGCGCTATAGCCTCCTGAAGCTCGTCAAAGCCGTCGGTTTTCACACTGAATTTCAGCATCACGTGCCTCCGACCTGCCAGTGCTGCATAGAAGGGCTGCCGAAGTCCTTCATGTCCACCTTTGTCACTTTGTACACATCATCGTAAAGCATCTCAATCTGTTCTTCCGTCTTGTCCGGCTCGACTACTTCACCCTTCACAAAGAAGGTTGTGCCGCCGTTGCCGTCCGTGGAAAGCGTCCAAATCTTGCTTTTATCAGTTGCGCGCCAAAATTCCTGCGGTCCGACGTATCGCTTCTCCGTTCCTGTCACACCGTCTACGGCAGCCACAGAGAACGGAATGTACAGATTCACCGCGTCGGCTCCTTCAAGCCCGCTCGCGCGGACATTGGCAGCTTTCGATGCTTGGAGCATTACGCCGCGAATCACCGTGATATAGCGCTTCTGCGTGTCATTAAAATTCTGGTCTTGCTCCTGCGTGACGTTGTAGATTGTTACGGTGTGGGGGGCGTACATGCAAAACACCTGCCTCTGTAGAGAAGCCCGGTATGGGCTAGATATTCACGCGCTACGCTTGCAAGAGCCTTCTTCGCCTCCGAAGCCGCTTTCAATGCAGACACGGAAGAATCACCGCCGCTGCGAAGCGTCCGGGAATAGCCGCCCACAGTCTCGCTCTGCAATTCTCCTTCGTCAGATGCAAGCCCGGCGGACACATTCTTTCTGGCAAGCTCCTGTGCCGTGTCGATCAGCATATACTGGTCGACTAAGGCACAGCAGCACATTTTTACAGCATCCAGCTCCGCAAAATCCTTTACTCGGTTTTGCGTGTAGTAGTCAAGGAAGGAGCTGGCGCGTGTCGCCAATCTGCAAAAACTATCCGCGTCTACAGTTCCTATGTAAGTGTCGCAGTAGTATTCATAATCAGCGTAGATCATCACTCCACCCCTTCCAGAACAGCCAGAATTTCAGCCTTTTTCATGGAACTGTTGACCCCTTCCACCCCGTTTTCCTCAGCATAATCGAGAAGCTGCGCTTTCGTCATGCCGGAAAACGTGGGCGGTTCAGGGGCAGGCGCTCTCAACAGTTCATTTAACCCCCCGCCGAGATCGTGCCGACTACGATGCCGTCCATGCGCTCTGCGAACAGCACCATACCGTTGATAACGGTATCGGAGGCGGTCATGTTGGTGTAGTCCGGCTCCTCGTGGATGCCGATATACCCGGTTGCGTCGGTGGTGAAGTCGAACACTTCGCCAAGATCTGCGCCGTTCACGGGAATGTAATACAGAACAATGTTGTCCTTTGCCGTGGCATAGATCTTGCCCTTCGGAACACTGGAATTGAAGATCACAGTGCCAAGACCGAGGAAGTTCTCCACGTAGGTCATGCCGAAAGCGGTCTGCAAGGTGATGTTCGCTGTTGCGAGGTAGTCAGCCACATCGAGGGGGTTCATGAAATAAACCGCGCCGATCTCGTCATCCTCAAACAGCACCTGGAGCTGCCCCCATGCCTGCGCAAGAGCCGCCTGGAAGGTCGCGCCCGTTGCCGTTCCTGTGCCGGTGGCGAGGAACTCAAAGAAGTCCTTCCGGATGCCCTTCTGCACGTCCTTGAGCATTTCGTCTGTGGTCATTTCTACCGCCTGATCGTAGCCGCGGTCTGTGATTGCCTCGGCAGAGGTAGCCTTACGCCACTTCTTGAGCGTGATCTCCTTATAGTTCACAGCCTCGGTCTTGTACTTGCTCAGGGGAATGGTTTCACCTTCCGCCACGGCACCATCTTCCAGCGTGCCGGTAGCCTTGTAGCTCTTGAGCACGGTGCCAGCCTGCTTTGCGATTTTGCGGGTAACGCCAAGAGCCTCCATCAGCTTCTTGATGGAATAGCCGAACATTTCGGTAAATTCGATCTCGCGAACTCGCGCAAGATCAGCTTTTTTAATCAGCTTAGGATCAACAGCCATAGTTAATCTTCCTTTCTAAATAAATCCATATTTGCGGCGATTGCAGCGCGCCGCTCCGCTCTGTCAGTGATTTGCATGATCTCGTCTTTCGTCATCGCCTTGCCGCCGTCGTTGAGACGTGCGCCCATGTCCACACGGACAGAAGGCTTGGATACAAGTCCTTTATAAGTTCCTTCGATAAGTGCATCGAGACTCTTTGTGTCCTTGATTTTCTCACCGTCCATCTCCAATGCGGTCATTTCCTCGCCGCAGCCGCGCATGGCAAGATCGAGATTTGCGCCTGTGATATTTTTGCTTTCAAAGTAAGCCCGAACAGCCTTTTCCTTTGCCGCCTTGCTTTCCTTTGCTGTAATGCCGGATTTATAAGCCTCGAAGTCCGAGTGTTCTTTTTCGTACTTCTCCTTATATCCGCCATCGCCCGCCGCCTTGAGGTCGTCCAACTGCTTTTGAACGTCGGGCAGTTTCTCCGCGTCAGACTTGTACTTGCTGACATCAGCCTTCAAGCCGTCTACGGTATCGGTATGTGCTTCAATGATGGTGTCCACCTGTTCGTCGGTGAGTCCCATGCCTTTCAGTAATTTTCTGGTCAATGCCATTTCTATCTTCCTTTCCTTTGTCCGCAGTTCGTCGCGGCGATAGATTGTATAAAAACCGCAGTGCTTCGCGGGTTTTACCTGTAAATTATTTATAGAAAACTTTTGTTCTTTCTGGTTGCTCCGGCAATCCTGCCGCCTTGCTGAACCTGCTATATTCTGCGTTCAGCCTCCGAAGCTTTATGTTCGCGGCGGTCGCGTCCTCGGAAAGCCCAGCTTCTTTGTATGCGTTTCTAAGTTTTTTCTGCGCGCGGATTTGCCGTTCTATTCGGCGTTGCATCTGCGTCGCTTCATAGGCTGTGTAAGTCTTTCCGTCAAACGTGCAGCCAAGACCATCGTCGATATGCTTGAGCTGTTCGTCTGTGTAAGTTCGCTCCGAAACTCCGGGAATAAATGGATATTTATGATGGCGACAGTTCGCGCCGGTCAAGCCATCAACATATCCATAGCCGGTAGTCTCCACAAGGTCATCGTAAAGCCCAAGCGGGTCAGGTTCGCCGCTTTCACTCTGGTAATAAACTTTGCCTTGCCAGTCCTTGTGGCTTGACCACGGCGAAGCACCCAGCTTGTCACGCGCCCCAGAGTGCGCAGACACTTCAAAGTATCTCGTATCAAGGTACTCTGCACTTTGGTTCGTGTACTGGTCGCAGATCTGATTCACGCCGGTCATGGCAGCTCTCCGAACAGCAACGTCGATGTGGTCAACGTGTCCGCTTTCGTAGTTCACGACTTTCAGTCCGCCTGCAAGCTGTTGCACCGCAGACTTAATCGCCTGATTGTAGCTGATTGCTCCGCTCTGAATCTGCATAACAGCGGAATCCAACGCCCACTGATATGCACGCGCAGGCGGGAGCATCGTCCTGCCTTTGTCCACCAAGAATCCCATAGACTGTGTGATGTTATGAAATTCATCAAGCGTCTGCGCTCTGATCGCTTCGATTGTCGCAGCGTTCACCAGAATATCAGGCTTTGTCAGCCCTGCCATGTCGATAACCGATGTGTAATACTTCTGGTTCCTGGCAATAACATCGTCGAAAAGCTCCTTGAGCTTCTTCTCGCTAATTCCAGAGGTCTTGCGGATTGCTTTTCCAATCTCATTCGTGTCAATGCCATGCGACCGCAGCGCTCGGATATCCTGCACCGTGACTTCGTTCAGCTGATCTTTCAGCGCAAGCCTACTGCATATCTCATCGAGGAGCGTATCTTCCAAACCTCGGAACAGTTCTGCCAGTTCTTCCGGCAGCGCATCAAGGACTTCCGGCTGAAACGGATATTTCATTCGCTTTCCTCCGTTTCACGATTTCGTCATAGTGCGGCTTCACGCGGATAATGTTCCAATCGCATTCTTCCGGCACTTTTCCGTAGAATATCACCCATTCCGGCGAAAGACGTTTCATCATTTCTTCGTAGCCGCGCAGGAACAGGCGTTTACTATCCTTGTTTGCCTGCGTCCCAACCGATGAAACCGCTACTATGCCGCCGACAGGCTCGCCATCGAAGCACCAATCGTAACTGCTCTCATCGCTCCATGAGATCGTCGGGTAAACCGTCATCCCGTGCAGCTGCCAGTATGCCGCTAACCAGTGCTTGCGGTAATGGTTGTATATCTGCATGGCAAGCGGCATATCCGTATATGTTGAGAAATCTGGCGCACATATCGCCTCGTACTGTTGCAACTTTGAAATATACCTATCCGGTTGATTCCAGTACCGGACGAATTGATAATCGTCTATAAAGAAATGCACGACCTTGCTTTCCGGTCGCTTGGCTGTGTGTACGTAATTTGCAGGAATGAATTCCCCTTGTGGATACGCTTTGACCGGGTCAATTTGCGGAACGCCATACTTTCCTACGCCGAGGAATACGCACTTGTCTAAGTTTTCAAAATTGATCATACTTTAAACCCGTATTTTTTCCTCAACTTGTCAAGCTCGTCTTTATAAATAGCTTTCGCCATTGAACTCAGTCCGTCTCTCCTGTCAATAATGTCTCCTGCCTTCATCCCGCTCGGAAACATTTTTGACAAGTTTGCGATTTCATCCGCGTAGCGTTTTTTTGCTGCGTTGTACGCATCTGCCCACATCCTTATCTCATCAGTTTTTGGACGTCCAACGCTCTGACTTCGACGCAATTTTTCATTCATTTCAAATGTTGTGTATGGGTCTGTCAATATGTCTTTCGCCCAGTTTATTTGTTTTTCGCTTCCTAAGATTTGTGGGAGCTTAATTCCGACCCTCTCGCCTCCAGCGCCTCCAGAACTTCCACGGCCTCCCATCACTCCACCTCCTCTTGTCCTTCGGTTGTCATTTCCTGCATCTTCGGCAACGCCGCCTTTGCGGTCGCCTCGTCCTCGTTCATCCAGCGCATACGGAACTCCCAGTCATTCATAATGCCTGCGCTAAGAAGTTGCATATCGCGCAGGAAGTCCGTCTGCTTGTCCTCAATGATGGAATCGTCAAAGTCTACGGAAATCTGTACTTCCTCATTCAGGCCAGCTTCCATGTACCTGTTCCCCATGCGGAGCAGCGTCCTGCAAAGCTCTGTGATTGCCTGTTCAAGCAAAATCTCATGCTTCTTGATCGTTCGGAACATGGTGCTGTTCTCGCTGATAACCTGCGTCGCTGTAGCAATACTTCCCTGATCGAATTTGTAATGATTCTCACCGAAGCCGCACTTGCTGGAAAGAATATTCAGCATATCCTGCATGCCGGTGTTGAACTCCTCAGTACGAAGCGTCATGTCAACAGACTGCAAGATGTTCCCGTTGTTTGCCCTGTCTTCCGGTAAAACGTAATACACAGTCTCACGTTTATCAAAGACCGGTCTGCCGTTCACGTCGCGCGTTGCTTCTGGCTGCACCACAATGCGCTTTTTGCCAAGCACAAATTCATTCACGTAGCTGTCATACGTTATATCAACGCTCTTGAGCTGGTCGATGGCATATGCAAACACAGCCACACCAAGCGGGTTATTTTCATCGGAGTTCGCGATATTCAGCCTGTCAATGACAAACTGCGGCTTGTCGCTCCCTGTGTGGACAACAGGCGGGATTGTTTCAAATCCCCTCACGCTGGTCAGCGGCACTTCATCGGAATCGTACAAATGGTTCTCGATGTCGTACTCACCGCCGTTCAGCCTGTGAACTTGAATGTATGTGTACTCTGTATCGTCCACCTTTTTTGTGGAGGCGAACGCACACTCCCTGATGATTCCGTTGTCCCATGTCAGGGGATAAATGTTCGTCGCGCTGACATAGTTGATACGAATGCGCCCAGAATCAGCAATTTCGGAAGTGTCCGGATTGATGAACATTCCCTCAATGACCGGAACATACGCGATCGTTCCAAGCGCTGCCTTTCGCTCCTGCGATTCGTTCGCCTTGACCTCCCAGTTGTTTTCCGAGAGAATCGTGTCTACGAACTCCTGCTCCTTCTTCCCCTCGAGCGTGATGTTTACCCGCTCGTTCATCAGAAGGTTTGCCCAGTCCTCGCATACCTTTTTCGCCATGCTTACGGAATATCTGTGGCATTCCAATTCTTCAATGCCATTCCATACCGTGTAACTGTGGAAGTCCTCGACATTCCCTTTGTACCAGTCTCCCCACACCCCGATCAGCTTGTAGAAATCAAGATCAACGGTATCGAATCCCAGCTCCTTTAATGCTCTGCGTATGTTCACTCTTTCACCGTCCTATCGTATGCCCGGCGCGTTCCAGGTCTTTGTAATAAGGCTCTATGCTGTACTCAAACGCATCGAGGCTGTCAATATCGGATGTACCATCGTCAAGGCGCTCGTCCTCGAACTTATCCGGGTCATAAATTGCTGATTGAAACGCATCGATCAAATGCGGGCAGTTCCGCGAAACCTTGAGCCTACCTTGCTTCATCAGCAGCACAACCAGTCTGATTCTGTCTGTGATCTGCATTTTCAGCGCGTTCTTGACTTGTGTCCCAAGATTCTGTTTCTGAGCCGTATGATCTAGCCCACGAATCAAAACCGTTTCCGCGCTGTCTGCCCGCGTCTGGCTATAGCCATATTTCGATGTTATAAGCTTGCAAAACGTAGCAAATCGCCTGTTCAGCGCGTCAGGGTCGATCTCTTCGTTCTTGATGTATTCTTCTTCCAATGCCACAACTCGATAGTCCTTCGTGATTCCAGTCGCTTGAAACTTCGTTGCAGACTTCGTGCCGCCGAAGTCAACGCCAATGGAAATAACGGAGAACCTTGTATTTTTTTCCCTTGCCCATTTGAGAGGGTCATCAATCAGATACTTTTCTGTGTCGTTGGCAAAGTCCTTGTAAACAATACCCTCCGCAGCTACCCACAGTCCGCGAACATAGCGGTCGTAGAAGATACCGGCATACATGTTTTCATAGCGCTCAAGCGTCCTTTCGCTCAGGCCTGGGTTATCCTTCATCTCGAAATGTAGGTAAAGCGTGTTCCGTTCCCTGTGCCGCTTTATCCATTCCTGATAGAACCAGTGGTGAGGGCTTCCGGGGTTGCAAGAGAACCACAGCTTCGCGCCGTCCACAGAGCATCGTGCAAGCGCCTGCTCCACAAAAGAGCGTGGCATAAGCACCACTTCGTCCAGAAGCACGCCAGCTAACGTTCTGCCTTGAATCAGCGTATAGCTTGCCTCGTCCTTGCCGCCGAACACCTCAAAGTAGTTCGTCACAGCACCACGCCGCACTTCCATCACCTTGTCGCCACGCCGCCAGCGGATGATATAGTGCTCTTTCGCAAGGCTCATCGCCGTAAACGGTACAATGATGTTCTTTGTGCAGCTATCCACCGTGCGGCCACACACGCCGAAGCGCTGCCCGCTGAAATTCTCCATCGCCCAGCGGACGAAAGCCCACATCATGATAGATGTCTTGCCGGAACGAACCGCGCCGTCACAAATCAGCGCGTCATACTTGGAATAGGGGAAAGCAAGGATCTTCTGCTGCTTTGCGCTAATCATCGCTCTCCAACCCTTCTGCCATTTCGCGCAAACTCTGACTTAGAGCATCTTCCTTAATCGTATCTGATGGATTTCCACCGATCATCGCCCATTTGTCAATCAGCGTCCCCATCGCCGTTGTAATCTGGCTCAGGTTTGCAGCCGCGAGCTTATCAGGGTCATTCAGCATCTCAAGCCCTTTCCCGATGAAAGAACATACAAGCTCTTTTCGGGAATCCATGTACGCGAGAATATCTGCTGTGTTTTCCTCTTTTTTTCGTCTGCACATCTCTGCAATATCTGCATTATTGTGCACAATCTTCTTTACAGTGTTCGGGGAGCAGCCGTTAAGCTTCGCCACAGCGTTACAGCTTCCGAGCTGGGCATAGTCGGCAACTATTTTCTTTTTTTGCCGATCTGTCAACCTCGCAGCCATAATCACCACCTCAAAATAGTTATCCTTTTCACGCTCCACCGGATTGTGGTTTCCGGTGGAGCTAAGAAAAAGGAGGTTCCGCAGTACGCTGCGTAGCCGTAAGAAGGATGAAAGCGCAGAGGATACACCTCTACGCTCTCAACGATACACTATGTTTAAGGCTCTCTTACGCAAACTTTTGAATATAAACCACGTTTTTCTGCCACCAAGTAGATAAACTGCCTATGCCATTCCTGAGCGGTACGCTCCGAGACATATACCACCATAGCAGCGCCCTGTAAGGTGTGTGTGCGCTTCCACAGGACCAGATCAATAAGCTTCAGCCGTTCCGCACCATCGGAAAGCTGCTTTGTTTCTTCGACAGCAGCATCTACCGCGTCGATTTCCTCTCGCGTCATAAGCGTACCGCCCTTGTAGCTTCGTACCATCCATTTTGCGTAGCCCCACCACCCATAGCGCGGTTTGCTCACCCTATCAGCCCCCTTACTCTGTTCCGTCCAATATTTTCTTGATATCCTCTGCATTGATTTTGACAATATCCATTACAATGTCGCTCATAATGTTAGCGGCAAAAATAGCCTTGTCTTGCCCCGTCGAATTGAAATATCCTGTCTTTGTTGTCCCATCCTCCGCAGTAGCAACAATGCAGATCGATGAGGGCTTGAAATCTAACACAGTTTTTAGGGATTCTTCCAGCCATGCGGAATACTCCTGCTTTGTAATGTCCTCCATTATTGTTCTGTCTCCTTTTTGAAGCTGTCCTTCAAACACGCACACAGAAACGCCCCGTTTGTCATCACGTGCCAAATAGACGGCAGCCCGGATTCTGCGTCAATGTGCGTTGGGTCTTCCCAAATTGCCAGAACGTGCCTTAAAAGCGCCTCGTGCCATCTCTCCGGCTCAATGCTGCGCCAGTCCTCCGCATCGCCGTACTTGTTAAAGCCGTACATGCGCGTTTCCAGTATCGCAAGGATGGCTTCTACGGGGACAGTAGACGGTCGAGGTTTGTTGTCGTCGTATTTTGCTCCCTTAATCTTTTCCAAGTCTGCGTCCCTCCATTTCAAAACGCTCCATGTACTCCGATTTATCGATTTCCAGCCACTTCCCGTTGGACTCCCTGAAAAAGCGGCCTACTTCCTTTCTTTTCCCATCCGGTGTCTCAGCGCTCCAAATTGCCATTGTATCGTAGTCGCCTAATTTGGGGTCTACCAATACCGTCGTCTGGTGGACAATAATCGGCTTGTTATATGGTGTATACGGAAATGTAATCGGGAATAATTCTCCTAAAATATTTGCGACAAAACTGTTGTGCCAGTATGTACCGCTTGGCTCATCTTTGCAAATGAATCTGTTGATGTCGCTGTATTCTATATGCCCATCGTCGTATACATACTTAAACAGGTCACTCATGCGCTTGCTCTGGTAGCATGTGTATTTGTGTTCTTTATCCGTCCAACCGACCTCATTCCATGCGTCTGGCGTATCCTCAATCGGGGAAAGCGGTTTGCCGTCAATTAGGCGATTCAAAACCTGCTTTGTAATGGACATGCTCAGGCCGCTGTGGTCATCTTCAAGCAGACTCTCAAACGCTTTTAAGGCGCTTTTATAGCAAGCACAACCGTAAGCCCATTCGTCGCTTGGTTTTCCGACGCGCTCTTGTTTGCACGCAATTTCAACTTCTCGTTTTGCCCATTCACTCATGCCCATTTTTCGTTACCTCCTTCAATTTTTGTGCCGAAAGCGCGCTGTATGTTTCCTTTAGAATTTCCACTGTGTAGCGCACCTCGCCGCAGCTTTCGCATAAATATCTTCGTGTTCTGATGATCCGCTCGCTGGTCGGTCTGCTGTTCATGCACCGCATCTTTTTGTTGCAGCCCGGGCAAATCATAGCTGTATCCCCCTTATGTACTTATCGAAATATGTCACAGCTACCGCCATCGCCGCCCACATGTCCGCTGCGAACCCGTAAAAGAAACCGGGATTCTTCTTTGTTCCCTTGCCGTAGTTCGGCTGTCCGGGCGCGTAGCGGTCGACGAGGGCTTGCCTGATGTTCGCGTCCTTCGCCTGCGAGTGGCCGCACAAGTAAAGCTTTTCTTCTCTCCGGTATATTTTCTGCGGCGGGTGGC